AACAACTACCGGTTTAGTAGTAATATTTTTATCATTTAAGAATGATATAATATCATTTTTAAGCTCTGTTGATACTAAAGGTGATGTACCGTAAGGTATCATAGAAATAATAACTTTACCATATTGTGGTGGGTTTGCATCTTCACCACCGTAAATATTAACTGTCTTAATTTGTGGATAGTTACCTACAATAAGATTAGTATAATCTTCTTTTGTAACTGCTCTGTTTTGAGAAGTAAAATGTCTTGGTGCATTTAACTTAATTGCTTCTACTGTTTCTCTTTCTGAACCATCTACAGCAGCAATATTAGTAGTAACAGTAACATTGTACAACCCATCAATTTTTGTTGATGATGTAAACGAAGATGCTTTATTACCTAATTCACCGTTAGTTGATCTGTATTTTACTTTTACTATATTACCGTTTGCAAGTGCTTTACCTGATATACCATCACCAAATACTATTTCATATTGATTAGCAGCATAACCTTGTAAGAAATAAACTTCTGAATTTGAATTTAGACCATAAAGGTTTTCTGCAAAGTTGTATACTGTATTAGTAGAATCTGTAGATGACTTAATAACAGTAACTTTAATACTATTAGTATCTGCATTATCAGAATTTAAAATATAACGAGTAGAACCGTTAACAGTAAAATATTCTGTTACATTTTTACCTTCATAAACATATACTGGATCACTTTGATAAGTTCCACCGTTATTAAGAACTACTATTGATTCATCTGTAGAGAAATCCAATGTAGTATTATCTACAGTAGTTTTAATAGTATAGTTTTCTGGTATAACAACATACCCTGGAAGAGCAGTCCCGGTATTAATACTAAATGTTACTTTTGCTTTTGCAGAAGTTCTAGATCTAGGAAGATAGTTTAATTCTTTTGCATGTGATATGACTGAGTTTCTAATCTGTGCAGAATCAAGAAACATTTCACTCCCTACCATATTAAGATAGAAAGAGTTCATATAAGTGTTATATGAAAGTATATCTAACAATGCATTAAGGTTAGAACCTTCAAAATCGTAATCTTGAAATTCTGTTTTTGCCTGTAAGAAAGATTTGAGGTTACTTTTAATACCATCAAAACTTATTTCAGAAACATCAAGAAATCCTGTATTAGCCATTATCGTACTCTTCTTAAGACTAAATCTAGAGTTACTGGTTGAGTGCTATTTGATATAGCAAAAATAATAGAAGCACTGTAAGCGTTCTCATCTGGTAATGCTTTTACACCTACACTAATGAGATCTGCACGAGGTTCATAGTTTACAATTGTTTCTGTTATTTTCTCTTTTAAAAAAAATTCAGTATCTTTACTAACATTTTCAAATAAAGTCTGTCTTATACCAGAACCAATAAGTGGATTGAAGAATCTCTCGTAAGGATCAGTAAGAAGAAGATTACGTATAGATCTCTTAACTGCTGACTCGTTGGTAACCAGCACTAAGTCCTCCTTAACAGGATGGACATCAAAATTAGTAGGGATATCTGAGTAGTATGTTGTTGTAGCCATTTAATTATTTATAATGATGTACGACATGCTTCTAGAAAACGAGGGTTGTATTTTTGAACGTCATTTCCAGTAGAAGAAGCAAGTCTCCAACCTTGTGAAAACGGAGTAGAACCGAAAGGTGAGAATGTTTCATCTACTATTACACTTGACATACCAATCATAAATGGAATAGCATTATCTGATCTTCTTAATTCTATAGAGGATGAAGTGGGTACATTAAGTGAATTGCATAGATTAGATGTAAGAGTGTTTACATGCTGGCCGTAATATGAGGTTGTAGGAGGAGGAGTTGCTGAACCAGTTACCATTCTTGATACTACTGATGCTATTGAAAGAGATCCGCCAAAAGAAGCAAAGTTTTGCATACCGAAACTCATTACACCGGTGCCACCTTGTGTAGAGCCATATGCTCCAACTCTTCTACAGAATATCTGATCTACTGCAGGTAGTGAGACAGGCGCTTCTCCAAAGAATGATTTGCCTGCGTATGAAGGTGCAACCAGCATAGGATTATTTGCCATCTTTGATGTAGAAAGTCTTTGTCCAGTAATAACTTCAGACATAAATCCACCAATTGCTTGTCCTCCTGTTTTACCTAATAATGCATTTAATGCAATTCCGCCTAGAGGACCTAATGCTGCAAGAGCACCTCCTAGCGGTGTTTGATTAAGAAGACCAGCAATAGCAGATGACCCTACTGTAGTGATTTCAGATTGCATAGTAGCAGTAGGATTAAGTATTGCACTTATAGTAGTAGGAGGTAACGTTGCACTTCTACCGTTAGCAATTAAAGAATAAGAATTTATTGCAGAAGTAATAGCACCATCACTGAGAGAAGGAGCATTTCTGTATGCACCTGAATAACCGTCAAAGTATCTTGAAGTAGATATAATTTGTGGACCAATAACACCTAAAGACATACCTATATCAGCTGCAGAAAAATTAGTACCATATGAACCACTATTATAATCGTTATATGTTTGAATATTATAGTAAGAAGAAGAATATCTCTGATTAACTGATGCAACACCGTTTGCAAGATATCCAACTTTCCATATATCTTGTATATCACAGATACCTCTAATATTTCTAATATATCTTGGTTGTCCTAATTCAGGAATACCTATTGTATCTGCAATATAGTATAAATCATTTTCACTTTCATTTACTGCTAGAATATAAAAGAAATTCTCTAGCACGTCCACAGGTATAACCCCGTTAGAAGCTAACTCTTGTGATTTTCTTTCTATTGCTTGACGTTCTAATTCTGTTAGAATATAATTATTGTTAGTGCGTACATAATCTCTACCAGGCGCGGGTGTGTTCTTCATATTAAGAGCTAACCCTGCAAGATTAGCTCCAATATTTACTGCATTATTAAACTGATCATTAGACGGTTTAATTTCTTGGCTTCCGTAGAAACCAGGCTGTTGAATTATCCCTCTTTGTAAAAGAGCCGCAACGTCTCTGTTAATAGTATAATTAGCCAACTGCTCTACCCTGTAATGCTGCTACAGCATAAGAAAGCTGTAATCCTGGTACTTGAGATCTACATTTAGGATCAGCACAAGTGATAACTGTTCCACCACCTGGTTGTCCTGGTTGTGCTGATTCAAGATGAACATGAATTCCACCTTGATCGTTTTTTTCTAAAAGCACTTTACTATATGGAAGATTATCTCTTACGAAAGCTGCTATTTCAGCAGTAAAAGCATAATCTGGTTTATTAATACATCTTACATCTACCGCACCACCCTTAACATGGTTTGCAGAGTTATCTCTATACCAAGAAGAAATATAAACTCTTGAACCAAACTTCTCAATAAGCGGATCTAGAATATTCCATGCAACATTCATAGCTTCAGTTAAAATTTGTTTATGCTGAGAAGCTGATGCGTCTCTTATATTTCTTATCATACCTACAGTAACATATCTTGAAATCTTTTCATTAGAATTATAGATAGAATTTGGTATTGGTAGAGGGTTTTTCTCCGCTCTACCATTATTAGTAACGTTACCACCTGGTCTATCATAAGCTGTAGTTGATACTGGTTCTGCTTGATAACCATAGTCTTGAACTGTAGTTTGCAAACCACCACCTTTATTACCTGCAGCATATGCAGCTGCTTGAGGATTAGGTTCACCACCTTCATTCATATAAAGACTAAATTCTTCTGCAGACATACGAGCAGCATTTTTAGGAAAGTCTGGTGCAACTCTAATTGACGTAATAGAGTCTATAACAGTATTAGCATCTGGGTATTGTGCAAGTTGTGCAGCATTAGCATCTACTGCAGAATCTACTGAAGGTGATCCGCTTGTTTGAATATCAGTAGCAGAGCCTTTAATATTAATTTTTGCTGATCCTAAAATATCTATAGTAGATGATGAGTGAATAGATGCTGCACTAGTAGAAGATAGTTTTGCAGTACCGTCAGCTTTCACTGCAAGATCATCTTTAGTGGATAATGTCATAGCACCTTCTGAAATTGCTTCTAAGGTATCTTTTGCATTAACACTTACTTTTTCTTTAGCATATACACCCACATTCTGCTGTGCATTTACTTCTACTGTCTTATCTGTTCTAATAGTAATATTTTGAGCTGCGTCAATATCTAGTGATCTTGGTGTTTGTATTCTCATTTTACCAGCAGATGTTAATCTATAATCACCTGCAACCATGTTACTGGTATCTTTTGCTACTTCTGTAATTTTACTACCATCAATAGATTCATCTACTGAACCTTGTACAGTGGTGATCATGTTACCACCAACTGCAATATTAAAATCACCACCAACGTTTAAATCTAGATCACCTTGTGTCTCTAAAGTAATTTTACTTTCACCTTTTAGGATTAGATGTCCAGATGCATATACTACACCATCTCCTTTAGGTGCAACTATACCAACACCCTTTTTACCAGTAGAGATAAGATGTATAGAACCATCAGCATCAATCATAATAGTTGCACCTGAGTGATGTTGCAACGTAATAGTGTCTGCACCGAATGTATTATCAATAATTACTTTATTACCAGTTGCAGAAACAAAACCTTGCACATCTGTTGCTTCACTATGCCCAGATGAAACCCCTGCGCCTGGACCAGTATGTGTTATGCTTGAATCACTAGCTTGACCTGGTTTTTCACTAACAGATACTTCATAATATGGTGCAGGGTTACCTGCTGTCATACTTTGAGGAGCATTCGATTTTACTACACCATCACCTTCTGGGTTAGTGTAAGATTTTACTCTTTCTAGTTGAGTTGAAAATTGATCTACTGACATTAATTAACCGCAATAATTATTATATAATGCTGATATTGATTGTTCAAGTTTATCATTATTACTTGATATAGAAGCTGTATCTGTATATCTAGCAAGCTCTCTAATAGCTTTATAAAGAGTTACTTTTTGTTGTTCTGTAATATAGAAATTTGAATAAGCAGTAATGGATTTAGCATGTATGAATTTATTTAACCCGCCTATTAAACACACAGTTGCAGATTGTTCATCTGCATTAGCACCTTGATACACTCTACCATCTATATCAATAATAAAAGTAAAAGATGAATAATTTTGTAAGTTTACTTTTTCATCTCTCAAAGTATTAGAGAATGAAAAAGTTAAATTTTTACAATATGCAATTGCTTCTGGGCTTACTTCATTCATCTCTCACCTCCTACACCACCAGTATAGGAAAAACTAGAAAGAACATCTCTAGCTTTTTTAAGTTTTTTTAAATAAAAATTTGATTCTCTATTTACTGTCCACACACCATTTAATTTTTGATAGGATGCATCTCTTTCATAGTAAATAATATTTGCTGCTGCATCTTGTATAGTAGTAGATGTAAGAAGTTTATTATAAGCGTTTCTTTCACTACTATGAAACTCATGCCATACATAATCTAATTGATTTTCTAAAGGAGGTAGACTACCTTTTTTAGCTGTTGATAAATTGTATCCACAGAACTTTAAGAAACATGTTGCTCTATCTGCTCTCCATTGAGCAATCCCTAAAGATGGCATACCTCTATCATTTGGGTTGTATGCTTGAGGGTCAATACTATCACCCGATTCGACCATAAAGTTTCCTACTATTGCAGCAACTATACATTTTATATCACCGGTAAATGATCCCTCTTTAGATATTTTTTCCCAGAAGTAGTTGTATACTTTTTTAGCATTTGTAGATCCTACCAACATAGATGTAGAAGGTGTTCCTTCTGTTGCCTGATCTACACCACCACCATTGTATGCTGCATTAGGGTTAGATGAGTTATTACCTGACGATTGAGGTGATGGTGTGCCCCCTGGTGAATTATTCATTGAGTTTTCACCACCATTAATAACACCCATAATAATAGGCTGCTGACTATCTTCTCCGTCAGCAAAAAAACCTACTACCCATGATCCTACTTTAAGACCATGACTAGCAACACCGCTTGATGTTTGTCCTCCTGTAGTAGGATATAATACCATAGCCCATGGAAGATCATCATTAGAAACCCTGGTAAGGTCTTCTGTATGATGTATACCAAATATTCTTACTCGCACTCGTGCACGATCATCTGCAATATCTTTTACTACACCGGTAAACCATCTAAAGCGATCGCCATAAAAATCATCTGCTATCATTATGCACCACCACTGCCGATAGGACGACCAGTTTCAGGATCTATAATTCTATCACTTCTGTTATTACCTTCATTATAGAGTGAAACATCTTGTAATCTGTTAAGATAACCGTCTTTGTATATACGAAGAGAAGTTGCAGCAATACTACCTTGCGCTAGTACTTGTTTTACTTCTGAAATAATAAACAAACCGGAAATATACTTGTCGTTTTCTACTATATTGAAACCGTGATTTTCTGGTATATCACAGTATATTACATCACCTGCTTTTAAAAACATATTAGCAGGAACTGTGATAGTAAGATCAACTTGATTTAAAGCGTGTAGATATTTTGTAGTGTTACCAAACTTATCTCTGTATGATGGTTGTTTTCTATCTTCTATACTTTTATCTTCATAATTGTTAATAATATATCTGACTCTATTAGAAATTTCCGCTTCATCTCCTTTATTTTTAACATAGTTAATATAGTTAGGAGTATTCATAGGAAATTTTTCTAATGCATACTTGTCGTTTACATACTCATTTAATTCTGTTTTAGTACTGTTATAACTTTTTTGAAGTAGATTAATTTCAAATAATTCATTCTGAAAGTAACCACCAATAATTTTCTCTATTGAAGAAAATCTCTTATTATTAACTATATTAGTTATTACTCTAAGATCTTGATCAGGGTCACCAGTAGGTGATGTCACGCTTATAGAAACATCGGACACATATACATACTTTTTCTTTCTTAAGAGCTCTCTTTTCTCTGGTGTATCTGCAGCATCTTGTATAAGCTGTTGTAGAGTAACAAAATTAAACTGGCTTAGATCTTCATAGAATAAAAACAAATAGTGATTATTGTAGTCTTTAGCAATAGCATGTTTAGCAAACCACTGCATAGCTTTATATGGTCTAAGATTAGGTACTACTAGTTTTCTAACCTGCTGGGTTGTTTCTTTTCTAAAACTTTTTCTTATCTGAAATTTTTCATAAGTTGGTTCTTTTACATATTCATCAAATAGTTTTTCTGCTGATTCTTCTATTGGATATGCATATGCATGTGATACGTATTTCTTTGTATTTTGCAGAAAGAAAGGACTTATAAGATCAACTACGTACATCAATGATCTGGCTCTATCACTAGCAATAATTTTTCTAACACCCTTAATAATAAAACTTATTTTTCTTTCTGATGATCTAAAATCAGTCAAACCTGAAAGCTGTTCATAGTAAATAGTTATTAATTCTTCACCTACAAAAGGGTAGTTAACAAATAAACCAATTTGATCATTAACCAGCATTTCACCTTCGATAGCTGGTTTAAAGATCGACTGATAGATAGAAATTTCCACTATCTGAGGAGTAATATTTAACTCATCAGATCCGTTAAATTTAGTCATAGAGACTTTAGTAAGTCTAATGTCTAACGGATTTAAATTAGCCATTATTTAAAAGATCTTTTAGTTGTTGTTTAAAATCAGTAATGAAAGCAGGTTTAAGAAGATTAATTTCTCTCTTCTCTTCATTCTTGTTATACTCATATTCCCATACACTAACTGGAGTCCAACCCGCAGGGTTTCCTAACTTAGTATATGTCTCATGAGTCATTTTGTAATTATAAGAGTTAATATCTGCTTGTGAATCAGAATTTAAACCTTCATAATAATAGTAAGCAATAGAAGTAGTTATATTTGTAGAGTTAAGTTTCTCTGCTGTTGTATTATATTTTGCTTCCATATATGCTTTAAACTGTTTATCATCCATTAACCAATCTTTGTATGGATCGACAACTCTATTAACCATATAAATTAACCAATCTAAAGAAGAGTCACCATACACATCATAAGCAATAATATCTGCACGGTCACCTTCTCTTAAAGTATATTTAAAAAATGTATTATAATCACTAAGAAACTTTTGTACAACTTCTGTCTCTA